TGAGGATTCTCCCGGTTCTGTTGATGTTGGTGTCTGTGTTGCTTGGTTAACAGGTGTTGCTGTTCTACCATCTCTTTTTGCCTTATAGTCTTGCACAGCCTTTGCGGCTTCTGGTCCTTTTTTAATAAATGGTTCTAATTGTACATCATTTAATTTTTCGCCTTCATTATAAGTTTTTTCATAATTTTCTATTTCTGCCATCGTTCTTTCATATTCTGGCAGTTTTCTAATTCTATCTTCTTCATCTTTGGCACCAGCAAGGCCACCGACCGATTCGGCTTGCCTTAGTCCTTTACTCAAAGCGGAATTTACATCTTCATAACCAGATTCACTTGTTAAAGCTTTTACTAAAAAATAACCTATTGCGCCAGCTGAAGCTGCACCAAGAATTACTCCACCAATTGGTCCAACAGCCCATGTAGCTAAAGTTCCTAATCCTTTTAGTGCAGATTTTGCAATATCTTTTAATCCAAATGCTGCAATAATCGTATCTTCTTCTTCTTTTTTATCTTCTGATGTTTTTGTTGCAGAAGCTTTACCAGAATATTTTTTACCTGTAATGGCTTCCATTAATTCTTTATGTCTACGTAATCTTTCTGATTCTCTTTCTTCAGCAAAATTATTTTCTTTGTCTTTTTGAAATTGATCGTCCTCTAAAGATTTTTTCAATAAATCTTCTATATTCAATAGAATTGAAGATATTTCATTATCTTCACCCATAAGATTATCTAAAGTGGAACCGCCTCGGCCCTTTCTAGTTTTACCAGCAAAAAATTTAATATCTTTTTTTGAACGACCCAATATTTTACCCAACAAAGCAGGACCCAAAGAAGAACCACCAGTCATAAATTTTGCCATATTCAAAGGATCAAATGCCTGTTTGAAACCAGTCATTTTAGCTTTAGTTTTGTCTGATATAGTGGATTTGAGTGATTCGCCAATGCCTCCACCACCAATTAATTTCTTGGCCATTAAATCACCAAAACTGGTGCCTCGAATGTCTTTTGCTTTTTGATATTCCATTCTTAACCTCGGGTTTTCTGCATATATGCTGGCCTATCATCTGATGGTGCCGAGCTTGATGGAGAAGATTGTTTTTGTACGTTAGTTGTATTATTATTTACATTAATTGCAGGCCTATCTTTATTGGCAGCATCTTCTTTGAGATTTTTATTTTCTTTAGATGATTGGTCTATTTGCGAACCAGAATTTAGATTCATTGATTCAATTTCCGATGCCAACTCAGCTCTTTTTTTACCTTTTTCTTTTGTCGGATCTGAAAAACCAACAGCTCTATTAACTAATGATATATCTTCAAGACTTTTAGGATCACCTTTTGTTAGATTTTTTTTATAATTAAGAAAAAACCAAGGTATAGATTTTGCTGCTATCTCTGCAGTATTTAATAAATCTGGATTTGAAACTAAATCAACTTTAAGATAATCACCTAAAGATTTATAAGCATTTTTTCCGGTAATTTGTAAAAAACCTCGGCCTCGATATTTCCACCCATCACCTGGAGAAGAATTACCATCAGTTGTTGCATATACATGATTAGCTAATTGTTCGCTCCTATCATCTCCTTTTTTTGAAACGAACTGCTGAGCAAATTCCTCTGAAGGTATTCTATTTTTACCAAAAGTTCCCATTATTCCTTTTGCCGTTGTATAGAATAGACTTTCACTTTTTGGTACAAAATTTGATTCTGATTTTACTTGTGCTAAAACATTAGCTTGTGCTTTTTGAGAAAGACCAGCAGCAACAAGTGCAGAAATAACTACTCCTGCGCCCGCACCTAATTTAGCAGCTGCGCCGCCAATAATTGGTGGTTTAACTGTTGGTGTAGCTGTTGAAGGTTTTGCTGCTTCTATCGGTTTAGGTGCAGGTGCCGCAGTAGGTGGCTTAACTTCTGGCTTTGGTGCAGGTGCCGCAGTAGGTGGCTTAACCTCTGGCTTAGGTGCGGGTGCGGCTGTTGGCGGCTTTTCAGGTGCCTTGGCCGGTGGCTTTTCAGGAGCTTTAGCTGGCGGCTTTTCAGGTGCCTTGGCCGGTGGCTTTTCAGGAGCTTTAGCTGGTGGCTTTTCAGGAGCTTTAGCTGGAGGCTTTTCAGGAGCTTTAGCTGGAGGCTTTTCAGGAGCTTTAGCTGGAGGCTTTTCAGGAGCCTTAGCTGGAGGCTTTTCAGGTGCTTTAGCTGGAGGTTTTTCTGGTGCTTTTTCTTCTTGTTTTTTTTCTTTTCTTTCAGCCTCTTTTTGCTTTACTTCTTCTTTTCTTTTTTCTTTTGGAGTTTTTTTTCTACGAGCAGTTAAAGCTTTGATTAACTCTTGATTTCTTAATTCTTCTTGTGCTTCAAGACTTTCTTCAAAGTTTTGTTTCTTTTGCCGTTGACGTAGTTTGCTGTCCCTATCTCGTTTCAACAAATCATAAATTCTACCTAAAGATTCGGTAGATTCTTCTAAATCTTTACCACTCAATCCTGTTGTTGATTTTTGATTTAATTTTTGTTTTTTTGGATCACCGGCAAAATATTGCAAATCTTGTTGACTTCTTCCTGTCATCTTGCCAAGTAAAGCAGGACCTAAACGACTACCGCCAGTTAGTGCTTTTGCTATATTAAGTGGATCGAATTTTTCTTTGATGCCCGTCATACGAGCTTTAGATTTTTCTGAAAGTGTTTTTTTAAATGACTCTCCTATGCCAGAACCAGAAATTAAATTTTCTGCCATTCTTTCAGAAAAGGATTTACCTCTTAGGTCTTTTGCCTTTTTATAGTCCATTTACTATCTTTTTTTCTTTTGGCGTTCTTTTATCTTTTGATTTTCTTCTTCAATGTACTGTATCAAAAGGGAGATGTAGATATCTCTTTCCCAAGGCATCATATTTTCAAGTTCGGTCAAGCTATACTTATGGTGTTGCATTAACGAAAAATTCGTTTTGTAATAATTCTTTAAATTTTCATGACGAAATGTTAACCGAAAAAACTTTCTAACCCTTCCACCTCTATCGTGTGGTTAAACCCACACTTACTACAAGTGATGTTGACATCTTCTTTTAATTTTGGTAAATTATCAAAGAATTTTTCTACTTTAGAAAATTGTTCTTGGTTCATACCTTCTACAAATTGTAACATTTCACCAGGTTGTGCTTCATGGCCATAATAAAACTGTTCACCATCATAAATGTGTTCTATAGATTCAGCAATCATATTAAAGGTCACTTCATTAATATCCTCAAACTTCAAAGAATCTTTAACAACACCAAACTCTGGATACTTCATTTTAATACTGATTTGTGGTGTTAGTTGAATCTCCGGTTTAATATCTTCTGCCACTTGAACTTTAATCTGTGTTAGGTCAATATTCTTTTCCATAATATTACCACACTCTTTATCTTCTACAATATTGTTACAACGATAACGAGATTCAACAATTTCACCTACAGATTTGGCTCTTAGATTAATAAAGTAATATTCAATATCAATAATTGGTAGTTTATCAATGTCAACATCATCTGAGAGTGTGCAGTTGATAAGAATATCACGTACTGCTTGTTGTGTGGAATTTGAATCTTGTGATTCTAAAGCCATCAAAAGATTACGCTGTTCTTTAACAAGAAACGGCCGGTATTTTAATTTTTTCTTTGAAACTGGCAAATCAATTTCATAAGATGGTACATCAAGTTTTGGCAAAGCCATATTATATCTCCTTTTTCAAATCAATTTATTAGTTGTTTATGCACCCAATACCACACCTGGTGTATTTGTTAAATTTGAGAGTGCATCTCGATTAACAAAGCTTTCACCAGGTAATAATCCAGCATCTGTTGCAGATATATCTGGAAAAGGCAACTGCTGTTCTGCGCCGTTTAAAATACCTGATACTGCAGCAAGACCAGCATCAACCAACTGCATACCAGCTGCCTGTAAAGAATTATTTTGCCAATATGTGTAGGCAAAAGTAACATTTAATTTATGATAACCATCGTTACTCCAATCTAAATCCATTTGATTAATAGAAACAGGAAAGGCATCATACAAACTTACAGAATAAGTTAATTTATTTGTTACATCATATTGATTGAGTGTTAATATGGTTGCATATTCTTGTTTATAACGAATGTGGTTATTATACAATGGGTTGATAAAGTTCAACCAAGCATCAAACAATATTTTTTGTTGCATATCATCATCAACAATAAATGTCATATCAATATCGGTATATGTGTTAAGATACGGAAACTTTTCTATCGGTCCGTATGTTTTTTGTTCTGTTGTTGCTAATGTTCTGCCAGGTAAACTAGTGGATTCACAACGATAAACTAACTGCCTTGCACCTGCAATGTATGGTATTAATACCAATGGAATATTGACATTCACATCAAATTTGTGAGGTCTTGCTACATCTTTACGAAAACTTGATTTAAATTCGTTAATGGTACCCGCCATTTTAGTTCCTTATTTGTTCTAATGATTCTTGCCACACTTCTTGAGCTTTGGCACCTCTAAACTGCTGAAGTGGCAACATAGCCGCAACGTCCCACTCATTAGGCTGAATGGCAAGTATCTTTGACTGGATGTGACCAGCAAGATAACGTTTAATACAAGGCCGAAACTCTTTAAGGCGCTTGGAGGCGACTAAAATATCATAGGTGACTCTCAACCTGTCAATTTCTCCTGGTTCGCCTTGGACCGCAAATTTAAGTAGTTTACCTAAAAATGCCAGACGATAATTAAATGGTAAATAATGAAGGTTCAGGCCTAGAAAACCATCATTATACTTCTCGATTGCCAGTACCATTGGAAAACGGTCATAATATGGCAAACTTTCTTTACCTTTTGGATCGTAGTAAAAACAATACAATTTACCCAATCTAAAATTATCTACTTGTCTAAATCTTTCACGGCTCATACCCGCAGGTATGTTTGAGGTGCCTCGTAATTCAGCAATCTTTTGGCTCAGCCATTCAAGTGATTTTTTTGATCCCATCTGCATATCAGCTGGGCGTGCATTGGCTAATTGTGTAAGTTTAGATTCCATTGAGGTATTTAGTTACAGTCCTAAATGTTCTTCTGTCATTATTTTGAATTCCCAGCCACGGTCCAAACAGTATTCGTGGGCGGCTTTCCATTTGGCCTGATTGACACCATATGTTGTAACTTCAGTTACGTATTGTTTGGTCACTCGTTTTCTTGGCTCTGGTGGTATGGTCTGTTTCTTTGGTTTGACTTCTATCATCAATGTTTTCATTGTACCATCTCTGGTTTTCACTTTTACGATGAAATCTGGAAAGTATCGGTGAAAACGATTATCTATTGGAGATTTATAAGGAACAATCAATTCTTCACTTGCCCATGATACAATATCATCATTTTGGTCGAACCAGTTCATCACTCTACATTCCCATGAAGAGCGATACACAATGTTATTTGAATCCCCAACATATTTTTTAGGGTTCTTTGGTCTGAATATTCCTTGGTAAGCCATATAAATATGTATGTTCAATCTAAAAAGAGAAATCAATGGCCATCATTTCAATTCCATCCTCAATTGGCGGTGTAACCATACCTGGCACCACAACAAAAGGTCCTTTGGGTACTTTGTTTGACAGTAAATATAAATTGAGTACTTTACAGTATCCAAGAGATTTGGGTTCTGCAACAAAAGGCCATGCTATAAAATTTTCTATTAATGAGGTTCAGCCTGCAGCCTATGAAGAATCAAAAGGATTTAGCCTTTCTGGCACTTTATCTGGTATTAAAGATACAATTTCAAAATTAACTGACAGCAACATAAACATAAAACAATCATTAAGTCCAAAGAAAACAAGAATTGCTGCAACAGTTTTTTTATATATGCCTGAAACAGTAAATTTTCAATATAATTCTGGTTATAATAATTTAAGTGTGTTAGACGTTGCAAAAGATGTTGCAGGAGCTGCTGGCAGCACAAAAATTCCAATTGTGTCAACAATAGGAAAAATTGCTTCTTTAGGCCTTTCTGCAGCACAATCACAAACGGCAAGACTGGCTCTTGCTACACAAGGTCTTGCAATTAATCCACAACAACAATTGTTATTTCAAGGTATTGATTTTAGGTCTTATCAGATGGCTTTTACTTTCACACCATACTCACAACAAGAAGCCGTTGATGTAAAAAAAATAATTCAAACATTTAGAACACATGCTGCACCAAAAATTGTTACTGGTGCAGGAGGCATGTTTTTTGTTCCTCCTTCAACTTTTAATTTAGAATTTATGTTAAGTGGCAAAGAAAATCCAAATGTCACGAGAGTTGCTGAAAGTGTGATTGAGAGTATTGATGTCAATTATGCACCAAATGGTTGGTCAACCCATCCAGATGGAGCACCAATTCAAACGACATTAACAATTCAATTTAAAGAAATAGAACTTATTGACCGTAAAAAAATTCAACAAGGTTATTAAAAATGCAATATTTTGATACATTACCAAAAATAGTTTATACAAATTCAGCTGGCCAATCACTAGCTATGACCAATTTACTGGCTCGAGCTAGTGTTATTCCTCAAATATTAAAAGACCCATTAGTTTATTATTCTTATGATATACAAGAAGGTGACACTCCAGAAATTATTGCTCACAAATATTATGGTGATTCATATCGTTATTGGATTGTATTGTTTGCAAATGAATTATTAGATCCACAATGGGATTGGCCAATGACTTATAATATGTTCGAACAATATCTTGCAGACAAGTATCCATCAACAAATATATACGTTGAAGTAGAATATTATGAAAAAGTAATAACGCAATATGATGTCAATACTCAAACAACTACAGTAAATAAAGTTAGAATTGATGAGGACATTTATAATAGTTTGCCAGTTACTCAAACAGCAACATACACTTTACCTACTGGACCTGTAACAATAACTACAGAACGTAATGCAGTGAGTATCTATGATTATGAATTGGCTTTAAATGAATCAAAAAGAAATATTAAAATTTTAAATTCAAATTATGTTAGTGAAGTAGAAAACCAATTGAAAAAATTAATGGCTTAATATGAGTATAGAAGATACAAATATTGTAGAATCTCCTGGTGTATATTACCCTCAAGATTTTTACCTTAAAACATTAAACTTTTTAACAGCCAGCGGTCAACGAATAGAACTTCGTCAACTACTTGTTGAATTATCCTATTACGAGGACATTTATAGTTTTGCTGCTTCAGGTTATATTACAATACTTGATTCACAAGGTTTTATTGAACTCTTACAATTAACTGGTAATGAATTTATTCAAATTGATTTTGGTAAAGTAAGAGATGGCCGCAATGATAATGAACAATTATTTCGTGTTTATAAATCAAGTAGTCGCCAACCAGCTGGCAACATGAATACTGAACTTTATACGTTATATTTTTGTTCTGAAGAATTATTGTTGTCGGAACAAACAAAAATTAGTAAATCATATAAAGGCACAAAAATTTCTGAAATTGTAAATAACATTTTAAAAGAAGAATTAAAAGTTGATAGTAAAAAAATTTCACAGGCTGTTATTGAAGAAACAACTGGCGTGTATGACTTTTTAATACCAAGAATGAAACCGTTTGAAGCAATTAGTTGGTTGTCAACTTACGCCAGACCACAATTAAATGGTGCTATTGGTGCTGATATGTTATTTTTTGAAACAAAATTAGGATTTAATTTTAGGTCATTACAATCAATGATGAAAGATGATGTATATGCGACTTACAAATATCAGGCTAAAAACGTAGATGAAAAAACACAAAATATACAAGAAAAATCTACAACAGTTATAGATTACGAATTAAGTAAACCTTATGATATTTTAAATGAAATTACTTCTGGTACATTGGCAAATCAATTGATATCAATAGATCCTTTAACAAGAACATTCAAAAAAACAAATTTTGATTACACAAAATATAAAAGTCAGGCTAAATCATTAAATCCTGGTGGTGTAACAAATAGTTTAAAGAATCGTTTAGGTAAAACAGAACAACAATCTTATGAGAGTGTAATTAAAGTTTCGATTGGCAATTCTAA